CATCTTTAGTACTAAGGCTAGTACCAGCAGTGATATTATGCATACCGTAGTCAAGATGTTTTTTGCTAAATAGCTCCAACTGCTCTTCCATGACAGCCAAATAGCCATTATAAATGGTAGGGTACTCTTCCTTAAGGATTTCGGTAGCCGTAGGTCCATACGGCGCTTGTTCTTCACTCATAACTTATTAATCGTTCAATTGTTGCTTACTCTTCTTTGCAAAACCTTTTACTGTGCTTTCTTCTCTATCCAATCTCTCTTCAATAGCTTCTAATCTCTTTACAATCTCAGTGAGAGCTAGATTAATATCTTCTACAATGATATTATCGTTCTGCTCTAATTGAGCGATATGCTCAGGAGATACTCTAGGTTCTCTCTTTTGAGTCGGGATTTTAAGTAGTACGATTGTAGAAAGTACAATTGGAGTTAAGAGGAGCAGGACAACAAAGACGCCTACTGCTACATGAAAGATGTTAATCATAAACTAAGATTTTATTATAACTGTAATATAAGAACTTATCTTCTACTATACAACTATTTTCTGGTCCCTTTATGATTATCTATTCGATCTAAAAGTTGATTAAGTTCTTCTGCTTTGATGAAACCTGCCATAGATGCATTCTTAAGGGCGCTTATTAATTGCAATACTATGAAAGGTACGATAATTGTTTCAGATAGCCAACTGGTTCCTGCAAAACCTTTCTCTACCATTAGGATGGCAGTCAGCAAAACCATCCAGGTGATTGCTCTCTGTAACACTTTAACAGCTTTCCTAGTCTGGAATCCCTCTCTTTTGATGCCTGCTGCTATTCCAAAGAAGCCATCAATGAATACTATAGCAATTAAAGCTAAGTATTGCTCTGCATTTCCCATGTAGAGCTCCATAAAGTAAGAGCAAATAAAAGACATCGTTGTTGATACTGCGGCTGCTAAAAAGAGAGTGTTAGTCTTCATTCTATTAAGCTTTCCAAGGTTCGTAATATGTTCTACCTTTAGAGTTTCTCTTTGCTGCTAAGATCTGACCTCTCTGTGGACCACCTTTCTTATATGAAACGTGTACCCAGTCAGGTCTCTCTTCTGTACCGAACTCCCAGATCAATTGATCGAATGGTAAGTTCTCTCTAATATAATGAAACAGAACCTCCGATAGCTTCATTCAATGCTTTACTTCTATATCCTGATGAGATGAAGATAGGTTTACCGAAATGTTCTCTGATTGGTTGAAAGATGTTCTCAGCCAACTCTTTGGCTGCTTCTAAATGTTCTCCTTGTGGAGTATTATCTAGGCCTCTTCTCTTTGCAGTTTGTGATCTAACAAACTCTCCTAATGATAGATTGGTTGATAACTTCATTATTCTCCTTTCTTAGCAAATTTCTCTAACCCAGCGATACCAAAACTACCTAAAGTAATGATGACAAATGAGTTGTAAATAAATTCTTGAATTACTAAATCTTTACCAAAGAAGCCGGTAACGATGTCTGCAGTAGCAAATACTACCATCACTGCAAACGATAAGAAACCGATTACGTTCTTTTCGTTAACGTCGTTCTCTTCTTTGAATATATCCTTAAACGCCATAATCTTTGTCTTTATAAATTTTAACATGGCATAACTATTTGATTATAAATATTATTTATTCTTGTAAAAGAAATTTAAAATGTCTGCTTCTAACATATGATCTAATACAAGATTGTGACCGTATGTGATACTTGTAAAAGTCCCACTACCTTCTTCTGTTATCTCTATTATATATTCTACTTCATTGTACAATACTTTATAATCCTCGCTTCGTCTTATTAGATTGATATTTCTATGCTCGTCAGTTCTCTTAACAACTTCCTTATGACTTAAGTCTGGAACGTCTAGAAGTTGAGTAACACACTTAGCGTAATTTGTCTTAAGAGTATCAATAAAGTACACTTCTTCCATTTTACTCATTAGATACAATCTCTGTTTAGTATCTAATCCTCCTGTCTTAAAGTTACCTGTAAATTGTACAATAGGTAGAGAAAGTAAAGCATTCCTAGTACCTTCTTTTAAACTTTTAAAACTAGTTTTAGAGCTAATCTCAGATGGATAGCTTATGTCTCTATCAAACGGTAAAGATAGCATATCGTAGTAAGTATACACACCAACTTTCTCTACTGTACTTAACATTACCTATTCTTTTTCAGATGCATATTTTACCCCCATAATTGTACCTACAATAGAGAAGGCATTAGTTAAAAGTATTCCAAACATATTAGACCAAGTACTGCCGATGATCTGAGTATCCTGTCCGGTCATCATTGCAATGACGTACATTACAGTGGTGACTAAACCTACTCCACAGATTACTATAAGAGCTATCCGAACTATCATTCCTATCAGCTCAAACTGAGATCTCTTCTGCATTAGCTCTAAATCTTCTAATGCTTGCTCTTTTCCTTTTTCAGCCTCCTCTTTTAATTTTTCTGCTTCCCAAGTAGCATTCTTTGCTTCTTCTAAAGCATCTTGTAAGTCAACCATCAAAGCATCATTCTCTTTTTGTTTGTCGACTAGTTCTTTATTTTGATTCTGTACCTGCTTAGTAACTTGTAATCGTTTCTTTCGTGCTGTCTTATCTCTCTCTTTGCACATATCTAAATACTTCTGGAAATCTTTATCTCCTTCAGCATCAAGTATCTTTAAGATATTACCTTCTAAATATATCTTCTTATTTTTAGCAAGGTGTATTAATAAGTCCTTAACTTCCTGTGTAACCTTCATTTGTATTTATTTTTTTAAATTTTGAAGCTCAATATTTTTAAAGCGTAAATCAAAATTTTCTTTTTGTAGCTGTTCAATCTTATGTTCTAAGTCTTCTCTGTACATCTTAGATACATCTGTCTCTTCCACTTCTGATTTCTTAGCTTCAATCTTCTGAGTAATTCTTCTTATATTACTCAAAGCACTGATAGCAATAACAACCCAGCCCCAATTCATAGGAGTAGATGGCGCATCACCAAAGAAGTGCAGTAGCACAAAAAGAATAGCGACCACTCCGTAACCGTAGGCAAATCTTCTTCTTATTTCTAAACTAAGGTATGCTACCGAATATAGAGTCCCAAATCCTACTGCAACACTAAGTATAGCCAAATACCATAACCTAGGGAAGAATTCAGCTTCGAGTACCATGGGTGCAAATATAAACCAAATAAGACCTTGCAGTACTTCTGTAGGTTCTGAGTCATGATATGTAAGAATGTGTACTAGTTTTTTTATCACTTGTATATCTTAAATGGATTTGTCTTATCTAAGTAGCCTTGGTAGTCTTCTCTAAATTCTTCTAAACGAGGTTCAATATCATCTGATTTAATTATCCAGAATTGAGCTCCAGCTGCTTTTGCCTTTTCAATTTCTTGATGATCATCTGATGATGATATAATACCAATTACACATCCATTACCGTATTCGTGATTTATCTTATGTACCATCTCAATACCATTGAAAGATGATCCTATAATATTTAAATCAACAAATACACATTCAGGACGTTCATGGTCTGGGTCGTCAGGAAACCATGCTTTAAACTTCTTGTCAGCTTCATCAGAAGAGTTAAGTGCTTCTAACGATAGAGTTATGTCTAAGATGCTACAAGCATCTTCAAATACCAAGTGAAATAGATCTTCATCATCTATTAACATGATTGAGTTTATCATCTTTATTTATTTTATTTTTATTCTTAATTTTGTTCCTGGGTTAATCTTTTCAGCAGTAATACTAAATCCGTGCTCTTTGAGTATAGCTATACATATGTTCAATCCTAAGCCGGATCCACTTTCTTTTTGATCTTTTTTCCTAGTATAAGGTTTAGCTAATTCAACAAATTCTTGTTGAGTTATACCTCTCCCGTTGTCTTGAACAACTAGGGTACTGTCGTTTTCCATAAAAATCATTACAGATTTAGTAGAGCTGTCGTTGTACTTTAATCCGTTTCGGATTAGATTATCAATGGCGGTACAAAATAAAGGTTCATTAACATCAATTATAGGTAAACGGTCAATTACGACTTGTTTTGTATATGATGTAGATGATAAATAATCTGAGAGTATTTCTTTTAGGTTGCAGGATTTTTTATCTAATTGAACTTCTTCTTTGACTAGGTTAGTAAACTCTTTAACTCCAGAATATACTTTTTGAGTATGCTTTAACCCTTCCTCTAACATTTTTAGAGGTGAAGTAATTTTTAATTCTTTAATTTGTTCTTCAGATAATCTTCTTTTAAGAGATGTTAATCCTCTAGGCATATAGGTATTAATACCTGAGTGCATGTCGTGTCTTAGAATTTTAGCTGCATGTTCTAGGTAAGAGTTCTTTTGATTTACTATTATTTCAGCTTCATGTTGAGTAGTAATATCTGTTGCTATTTTTAAAACTTTAGTATATTGTCCGTTTTTATCTTGAATAGGAGTATAGTTTCCGAATAACCAAACAGACTTTCCATCTTTTCTTACACGTTCAAACTCACCAACAATACTTTTTCCTTGTTTTAATGTTTCCCAAAATTCAACGTATTCTTTACTTTTAACATAATCTTTAGGAACCATTTTTGAATGGGGTTGATTTTTTAATTCTTTTTCTTTACAACCCATTGTAGAACAAAATTTACTATTTGCTTCTAAAACATAACCTTCCATATCTAACATTACGACTAAGTTAGATTTATCAATAGCTTTTAACTGTAAATCTATATTAGCTTCTTTTATATTAATATTACTAATAAATTCTTGCATCACTTTAAAGAAAGGAGGCATAAAGAATACTACACATCCCCAACCAAACTTAGCTAGAAAAAGTGTAGGTTCACATAAACCAAATACAATACAGGTCTGTACCATAAAAAATGTCATCATGATAACTAAAGCAACTCCTAAAGATATTTTAGAGTTTAGTGATAGACCTGAAAGTGCTTTCATTTATAAATCTGCTTTTCTAAAACCACATTTAGCAAAAAACCATTTGCTAGGACAAAATCCTGTCCATACCCCTACGTTTAACATAAACGTTACAAAAATTACTACACCCCAAGATTCTAAAAAGTAACCTGTGAATAGAACTATTGACATTAGAAGGTATACCATTCTTGTGTCTGTAATACTGTTTAATAAAGTTTTCATAATCTAAATGCTTAAAGTTCCTATAATTGCAACCTTAATTCTAATCCATAATCTTTGCTTCCAATTCAAAGCCTTAAACTCTTTGGTAAGGAAGATGTCTTCTAATTCTTTAATCTCCACAACAAAATATTTTAGTAGTGTCTAAATAACTATTGTCGGGGTTACCCTTAGTAACATACCCAACTTCGTAATCAACTTTTGATTCTTTCTCTGGAAGGATCCATTCTAACTTAATAGCAAAGGTCCACATTGTTAGTAGCATTGTAGCTAATATTCCTGCTACAATAGTCTCATCCCTAGTCAGTCTCCACCTAACTGGGTAACCTAATTTTTTTCCTTTCCATTGGAATAGTCCCGGACCATTATGACAGCTGTGCCACTCTTGAGGAACTAAGCCTGTTAAGCGTAATGGCTTATCAATTAAGTCTGGTAAGTTACCAGCTACCCATCCTATAAAGTATAGCCAGAAGTGTCCTGAGAGAAATCCTAATGTGCCAAATGTAATGAGGTGAGGGAACTCTATCAAGGATGAGATTTTATTATCTCCGTATCCATGCTCACCTAAATAGTCCATCAAGAAATGTGAAACATATCCTAAAAAGAATCCTACAGCATGACCTAAGATTGGTGCTCCAATAGCGTTGCCGACTGTAACTGCTGCGGTGTAAGTAACTGCACCTACTACTCCGTGAACGTGTGAATACATAGCGATTTAATTAAAACTGTGTTCTTATAAATAGACACGGAAAGGGGCACAAGGCCCCTTCCGGAAAAACTTAAACTCTACTTTGACTTATTCTTCAATCTCGTCTTCTACTTCTTCTTGATCAAAGTAGATTCCGTCCTGTAAGCCTTGAAAGAGTAAGCGTGGATCAAATTCGTGTTTATTGATCGGTATCATTTAAACTCTGTATCTCTTTAGGTAAAAACTCACTATTAATATGACCGCAATCTTTACAACTAAAGACTGGGATCGGCATATAAGAAGTCTGACCCGTACCTGTTATTAAACCAGATACCTTTCTGATGTGCAGAGCTTGTTCGAAGTACATTCCTCCACAAGAGTCACATACTACTGCTGATGTTTGATCTAAACTGACGTTAGGTTGTTGC